TTCAAATAACCTTCGCAATTCAAATTACTTTTGCAATTCAAATCACCTTCGCAATTCAAATTACTTTTGCAATTCAAATCACCTTCGCAATTCAAATTACTTTTGCAATTCAAATAACCTTCGCAATTCAAATTACTTTTGCAATTCAAATCACCTTCGCAATTCAAATTACTTTTGCAATTCAAATAACCTTCGCAATTCAAATTACTTTTGCAATTCAAATCACCTTCGCAATTCAAATTACTTTTGCAATTCAAATCACCTTCGCAATTCAAATTACTTTTGCAATTCAAATAACCTTCGCAATACAAATCACCTTTAAAAATTAAATTGATTTTGATTTCTAAATTATCTTCAGATATAAAATCTTTAGAATATTCATACCAAAAATCATTAACTTTTTTAACACCTTTAAAATTCTTATCAATAATAATTGTTTTCATTTGTTAACTCCTTTTATCTTTTAATATTTAACATAAATCCCACTCTAAAAAATTACCACATTCTGTGCAAACCCAATAATACATTTCCATTGTACTATCATACATTCGTTCTTGATTATCTAAATTTTCACAGCAGCTCCCAGCATTTGCATTTATAATTTAACTTCTTTTATTTCAGCTTATGACATTTCTGCAGTTTCGTTGCATTTCAGCAACTCGTCAGAGCTGTTATCTGCAATTAATTTCTTTGCAAAATAAACTTATCAATTGCATTAGCATATACTTTTTGTATTGCTTGTTGAAGATAAGAATCCCCACAACTGCAATTTGATAATTGATTTCTTCTTGACATTAGATCAGAGAATTTTTTAAGATCATTCGTTTCAATTGCAGTCTGCATTTCTAACAATACTTCTGTCGTAATCGAATAGCATTTTTCATTTGCTGGCATAATTTCCTCCTTATTAACAACTTAATTGTTTTTCAACTGATAATTCTTCTGATTTTTCATCACGAATATACAAGCCGCATTTTTTGCATGATATTGTTCGTTCTATCTTCGTTCTTGCATCGCCTGTATATCCGTGGAAAAAACTTGTTTCTAATTCATGTTGACAGTATTTTTGTGCTTCTTTTTGAACTCTTCCATTACTTGCAGAAATTGATAAATTTACGCCGTCCATTTCAGGATCATTTTTGAAATAAGAATTAGAAATTTTTGAAAGAATTTTTTTCGCTTTTTCATCATTATTTTCTGATATAATATTTCTTTCTGGAAGTTGTTTTTTCAAAAAATCATAATTTTCAATTCTCTTTTCTTCTTCTATTTCTCTTTGTTCCTCTTTGATTATTTTTTGTTTTTGCAATTCTTCAATTATTTCTTGTTTCGCATTTTTCAACATTAATTTTTCTTCTTCATTTTTGGGAATATTATGACAAGAAATATTTCCTTCATTTTTCCCAGTTCCAAGTGATAATGCATATTTAAGAATCATTTCGTTTATTTTTATCATTTATTTCCTCCTATCAATCATTTCTGATTATTATAATGATTATAACATAAAATTGAAAATAAGTAAAGCTTTCTATATCTAATTTTACACTTTTTTTACATACTCAAAAACTAGATTTCCACAATCCCAAATTCTATCAAAATCATTATTCTTCATATTTTCCCATTCTGTTAAACTTTCATCAAAATTTGGAAATAATGTCCTCAACTTATATTTCTGATATTTTATTCTGCTCTCTAAATTTTCATAATCTTTTGTATAAAAATAATTTGGATATGAAATGTTTAATAATTTAAAATTATTCTTATAATAAACTTCTCCCATAGAATATCTTAAATCACAATATGTTATCAAACTATTTGAATAATTCTTCACAAAATATTTCAATAATTTGCTAAATCCTCCAACAATAATATGATTCAATTTACTGCAAGACCTCAATAATTCATATTTATAATTCTTATTAAATCTCGGTTTACCAAATGTCAAAAGTTGCACCAATTCATCTTTATAATACAAGCCAATATTCACAGAACTATTAACAGTTCCTTGCAAATGGTTATTGTCTAAAAATTCTTTAACATTCTTAATTTCTTTTATTTCACATCGCCTAGCATAAATTTTATTTTTTATTAATCCTAATTTACTTAAAATTATATTCTTAACAATATCCTGATTATTATTCCATTCATTATCAAAAATATGAATGACGTGTATTCCTCTTTCATTAAAAAATTTTGTCTTATCTATATGATAATTTTTATCTTTTCCCCCATGATTTTGTGAATGCCAATATATACTATCTAATTCTATGCCTATCTTTTTATCATCCATATAAATATCTAATTCCATATATTTTGATCCACCAAAATATAATCTCTTATTTAGATTATCTTTCTCATTTAAATTTAACTTTATTTCATTTTTGAGCCAATAATATATTTCTTTCTCTATCTTTGATCTTCCCTTTATGTGTGGAAAACAAATCATGCATCTAGGAAGATGAGAACCACAAATATAATCAGTAAATTCATTACCACAAATATTGCATTTCCAAGGATATAAAAAACTTCTACCAACATAATCTTTTTCTTCAAATAATGGAATAGCATTTTTTGATTTTTCAAATATCATTTCAACAAATCTTTTACTTACATCAATTCTTTTTGTAGTAACAGCTTTGCTCCAAAATTCTTTTAATTTCATTGGATGAGTAACATTATATTTTGCCATATTTTTTTCTTTTTCTTCTTTAATTACTGAAGGATTTTTTTTTGGATTATCATATCCTGTTTTTTCTAAATATGTAACTTTTGCTTTTTTACGATTATTAAAATTTCTATTATGATATTTTAATTCTTTTGTATCTCCGCATTTTTCCTTGCATTCTTCTGATTGAAATGGATTATCACAATGTCTTATTATATTATTAGTTATAATTTTCTTTTTATTTCTATTTATTTTTATACATTCTTTATTTGAACAGGTTGGTCTATATCCAACATTTATATTCATAAATTCTCTTTCATTTTTACAAATTGGACATTTTTTATCTTCTTTTAATAAATATTTATCATAATATTCTGAAAATTGCAATCTATTAAAATGATGAAATTGATATAAATGTATTGATAATCCTCTATTTGTTTCAAATTCTCTGAAACAAATCTCACATTTTGCCATGTTAGTCCTTCATTAGTATATTATTAAAAGAATTATATATGATTCTTAAAATAAATCAAATTAAACAAGCATAACCATCTTTATAATCATTTTGTATAAAATTAATTAATTTATCCAAACTATAGCTATTAAATACTTCTATATAGTTTAGATTGTTTTGTATAGCTATTTGTCTTTTTAATGGATCTGTAATTGTATAAACTTCACTTTTGAGCAACTTGTCTTCAGTCTTGTCCAAAATATTATATGGCTTATTCCCGTGCGTATAATAAAAATTTAATTCTATGAATAAATCTATATCTGAGAGATAAAAATCGCAATTAAATGGATATCTTTCTTCATCTCTATGTTGATAAATATATTTTATATTATTGATTATTAGCATTTGTTCAAATAACTTCTCTTGTTTTGATGATTTATGTGTATGATTTTTCTTTTTTGTGTAATATATTTTTCTTTGCCAATCACTCACAAATTCTTTATTTTTATACAAATCTTTATATTGTTGTGTTTTGCTAAAAGGATACACACCATACTTTTCTTTGCAAGCATTTTCTATATCTTTTCTAATATTTGAATTCTTGCCCATTGATGATTTATCACCATATATTTCTAAATTAGTTATTTTTGCTTTTTCAATATTATTATAATTTGGATTATTATATCTTTCCATATTTATTTTTTTAGTTTTCTGTATAAACTCATATTTATTATCTTGCAAAAATTGTTTATGTTTTTCAGTCTTGGCATAATTGTCAACACCATAATTTTCTCTGCAACTATCTTTAGATTTTTCTTTAATACTTTCTAATTGAAAAACATTATCAACTCCATATTTTGTATTATTGTTTTTCTTTTTATTTGTCTTTCGATTATTATAATCTTCTTTCAATTCTTCTATTGATTTTGAATGTAATGTTTCATTTGCTTTTTCTCGATTATTAAAATTTAAATCTCCGTGTAGTTCTAATTTTTTTTGATTTGATTTTATTTTTGTACTTTCTAATTGAAAAACATTATCTACACCATATTTGGTCTGAAAACCTTTTTTAGTTTGTTCTGCAATATACTTGCTCATGCATTCTGTATTGTTGCATCTTAATTTTCCATAGCCATATGTTAAATTTTGAAATTGTAATTCTTTTCCACAAAATTGGCAATATTTTTCTTTCTCATCTTTTAACAAATATTTATCATAGTATTGTTTTATGTTATCGTATTTGCTTATATTTTCTTGTGTATGATATGAATTTAAATGTTTTGATAAACCTTGAAATGTGTTGAATTCTTTATTACAAATTTGACATTTTAACATATTTATCCCTTTAATATTGTATTATATATTATTTTTGATGGAAAATAAAGCTTTCTATATCTAATTTTACACTTTTTTTAAAGATAAAAAAAGCTCCTATTTCTAGGAGCTTTTAAACTTTTTAAATTATGATTGAACTTTTGTTTTAATTATGCTGTCATCTGAGCTCTAGCGAAGAAACCAGGATTAACTGTTTTTAGAGCATACCATGTTAAAAGTGAACGCCATTGATCACCAGGACGACTCCAATTTATAGGGGTTGTCATGAGTGGTATAAACGGTGAATATACAAATCCAGTCGTTAACCAATCAGGGCCCTTGCAACCAACAAGGAAATTATTTGCAGAATAATTGAAATCCTGAATAATTTTGTGCTGATCATCAAGTACACCAATAACGTGCATACCAACTGGAGTCTTATCTGGATATTTCACCCTTGCAAATACATCCCTCGGCAAACCTTTGACCCATTTTACTAAAGATACACCACTAATAATGAAATTAGAAGTAACCTTCTGAACTGTCTGTTCAATGGTTGTGCCAATGTTGTTTACGAATCCCAAGATTTCCTGACGATAAGTAATCAACGGAATGGTTGAGCTTGGAGGTGTTTGGCTAAACTGAAATGGTGTGCCGCTGTTAACTACAGTTGCATCAGTCCAAATCTGATTAGCTGCTTCCATTGCTATTTCATTCATAACACCTGAAAGAACTTTTTCTGTCAATTCTTTTTCAATGTCTTTACCATGCTCTTTTTGCAACATGATAGCTGAATCAAGCATCCATCTGGTGTTTAAGAATCTTCTCTTTGCAGTAACTAACTGTGAAGTTAATTGCAGAATCAATTCTGGATTCTGATTAACATCTTCACGAGCTGAATCTTGCTGATAAGAAACTATAACATTACCCATCGGGCCATGTCCAGTTTTGAAATTCAAAGTAAGTAAACCAGTTGTATAACTAATTGTACCTGAACTTAAATTAACTGCATCAACGATGTTTGAATTACCATCATCAAATACTGAATATGCATTCCCATCAACTGTATACATTACATTCACGAAAGTTGGTTTTAAAGGCAACCACTGTAAATGATAAGTATTGAATGTTAATGTAGTTGAGCCATCACCGACATATGCTTGTTCTAACAATACTCTTTCATCTGAGTATGCATCAGAAACATATTCGGGTCCATATAGGCTAGACATATAATCATTACCTGCTGTGAAATATGCACCTTTGTTTTGTGATTCTACAATGTCCATGTAGAATATTTCACCAACTCTTTTTTCTATTGCCTGAGTTGTAGCAAATTCTTCAATAGGATTTGCTGGTATCATCGCTGTTACCATGTCAAATGCATAATGAATGAAGGCGTTGATATCAGATGGCCTAGTGGCTTCTGAAGTTGATTCTTTGAAAAATTTCTCAACTGCTTGTTCGCCATACTGCGGATCCATTCTAAGAGCGTCTTCTGTGTTTTTTAGACATTTAATTATGTTAGCTTCTTGTGAAGTAGAAATATTAGGCATTGCAGATTTAACTGATTCCAAATATCTAGCATACTTTGTTTTACCATAAGAAACTGTATTTTCCATGTCTCTATATAATTTTTCTTCTAAGACTGTTTTAGGCATTTTGTTTCTCCTGTGTGCCTTGTTGTTTTTAATATAATATGTACTCCGCTAGAAGAAATAAAAGTGTTATTTACTTTTCACTTTGTATATAAAAAACAAATAAAAGTGTTATTTGCTTTTAAATTTCTGTTTATAAATGTTTAATTTAATAAATTTTACTTTATAAGGCTAAACAATAAACCCATATTGATTAGTTTATTTCTAAACATCATCAATTACTTTTATACAATAAATATAAAAGAACTTATTTATAAGTCTTTAATTACTCTTTTACAATAATAAAATAGTCTTTCATATGTTTTATCATTTAAATCTAATTCTCTACTAACAACAACATTATCTGGTCTATCATGCATTCCCATTTGAATTTTTAAAGTTGCATTAGTGCTTCTATTACAACCAATAGTAAATTCAGCCATGTTGTTTGATTCTTTTCTAATTGTATTTTTTTTAGATTCTATCAACATCATGTCGTCTGTACTTCTTTCAATTGTACTACCATCTTTCAATCTTATAATATACATATGACTAAATCCTTTTCTTCCAACATAATCAATTACTTCACCTTCAAATGGATCAGTTGTTGTAACTTTATCACCACTTCTAAAAGTTGATTCTTTTCTAATTGTATTTTTTTTATCTTCATTGACTAATCTTCTTATCATTATTTGTCTCCTATTGTATATTGCCTAGAAGCAACTGCATTACCAATTGTATCATTACCTCTAGCACTTTTTTTATTTAACTTGTTAATAAAAACTTCAACTTTATCTTCTGTGATAAAATTTGTTTTTAAATTTGTCTTTAAATTTTCATTAACCAATTTCTGGTCGTTGAGCTCTTCAGTAATAACCTTCAAATTATTCTTTAAAGTGTTAACCTCATCATTTAATTGAGATAATGATTTTTGTTTTGATTCGAGCATTAAGTCTTTCTGCTTTAGTAAATTGCTTAATTCTTTTGCGTTTGAAGTCATTTTATTAACTTCTTCAACTTTACTTTCAACTCTCAATTCCAAGTCCTTAATTCTTTTATTTGAATCATCCAGAATTTTGCTTTTGCTTTCAACAAGCATTTTCAATTGCTGATTCTCAAACTTATCAACTTTGTCTTTCTTTTCTTCTGTTATTTTATTCTGAACACTCTCCAAAATCATTCTCATTATTGGAGCTGATTGTAATACTTCATTTCCTTCTTTTAAAATGTTTAACATATTGTTTCTCTTATCCTCTGTATAACCATTTATTTTTGCAATTACAAACGATGGGTCAACTACTGCGTCCCAGCCTTTTAAATCAAAGTTCTTACCTTCAATTTTCATTACACCATTTTCATATTTATCTGAACCTACACCACGAAGACTAAATCCAATACAAACACCTGCTTTAATAAGAACCCATAGTTCTCGGCCTGTAGTAGTATTAAATATTTCAAGAATACCTTTCACGATATTACTGTCTCTCCATATTTTGATAAGTGCAAATGCTGAACTTCTGGCTGATGTTCCAGGTTTATCTGGATGATCTAATTCTCCAAGTATGAGTTTCTTTCCTATTCTATCATTAAAACTTACATTGTTCTGAATAGCTTGTGCATACCAATCTTCATCATACCAAGTTCCATTTTGTGACTTAGCATTTATTTCCATTAAATTTGCTTCAACTCTACCGAGTATTGCATCATTTTTTTCAATTTGTTCTTGTATTTTGATTTGTGATTCTTCCATAAAACTGAATATGCGTTCTTGTGCTTTGGTTGCTATTTTATTTGATTCTTCACAAATAAATTTGTAAATACTTTCAGCCATTCTGTTCTCCATACTTATTCAAACTTTTCATCTAATATAAATATAAAATTAAAAATTTAATTCTTAATTTTCATCTCCAATACTTCAAATGTTATGTTTTTCTTATTTTCAATGTGATTCTTAAATAATTTCAATGCATTAGAATAATTGCAATAATACTTATCTTCAATATGATAAAGATTAACATTTCCACTTATCATATTCATAATGTTCTTAATATCATATTGTGCTTCCAAAAATGTTATGTTCTTTTCATTGATATTGTTCTTTACTGTTTTATTTCCAGCATTATACTTACTTAGATCTAAAGCTGTTGATTCAAATTTCAGATTAAATATATTTATATCAAAAACTGTGACTGTTTCTAATATTTCTTTTAAATTCTTTTCTAAAGTCAAATCTGTTCTAGATTCTTTAATGAGCTTTATTCTATTATTTTTACTTGTCAATGCTTTTGTGCAATAATTTGTGTTCTTATCTGCTTCATAACAAGGAATATTCTTGATATACATTTGCTCATAAATTAGTTTATTTAATTTTGGACTTATATCTATAACATTTTGTTTAATCTTTTGTATTTCTTCAAGTCTAATTTTCCTAGATTCAGTTGTTCCTTCTGGGCCGCTGGCTTTGTTCTTGTCTACATTGTCTTCATCTTCTGGTGATATTGCTGTGTCTGAACCAACTACAGCTTTTGATTTTTCTTCTTCTAAATTGTCTAACAATTTCTTGAAAAAATGCTTCCAATTAAAATCATTGATATTCAATATTCTTGTAGTCATATAATCCAAAAGATAATTTCTTGATTTATCATCAACTGAATTATCTATAAGAAATTTCTTTACACTATCAATTAAACTAACAAACTTTTCAGTATTTTGTATTGAATTAGACATTACTGATTTAAATTCCTCATCTTCTGCTGTAGAAACTATATTCATGAGAATATTTATATCACCATAATCAATTTCTTCTTTTAATGAAAGCATATGATAATAAAGCAAATCCTTATACATTTTAATGCCACCAAATTGAAGCTTTTTAACTCTTCTAGCATATTGAATGCCTTTACGAAGCAATGAATTATCTCCAATTGTGAAGTTTGAACCTCCTGTTGACAATCCGAGGAACTCCAGAGGTATCTTCAAACTTGCATAAAACTTTTCTCTAAAATGATCAACATCCACAATGCTATTAACATTTGATTCTCCCGGATGATCAAAAACTTCAATGTCTCCTTTTTCTTCAACTGGCAACATTAAATTTTCACCAAAACTTATCTGCCCATTTGCTTCTTTAAGCAAATTATCATCTATTGATAATCTCCTATCAGATGAAGTTAAAAGCTCTGTATAAAATTCAATCATTTCTTTTGCTGATTTTGGTGTCATGCCTGGAGTTTTGACTTTGAATATCCTTAAAGACGCAGATCTATTTAATCGTGTAAGTATCATGTTATCTTCGAGCAATCTCAATTGTCTCCATACACGCCTTGAATTTTCAAATAATGAACTTCCATATTTAAATGAATTTTGAAGAACTCTTTGCTTAGCCGTATTCATATTTGAAAATCTATGAACTGATAAATCATAATAATTTCCTATTACTGAAACATCATTCATAATATTTATTCTACCATATATTACTTCAAATGGCTCAAGCAATGCTTCTGTATATCTGTCTATGTAATTGACAAGCATTCCATTAATTTCTACTGGTATATATCTAAACATATTATCTTCACGTTCTATATTTATAATACCACCTGAGCAATCTTCATTCTTAAAATAAACTCTTATTACACAATTTCCATACATACCAAGTCTTGTTAAATCTTCCCAAGACTTTTCATCAATATTCAATTCTTTGAATAATTCTTCTGCAATTTCTTGTTGTTCTTTATTATCAATTGAAGTCCAAACTCTTTTTTGAGTGACTGGAGAATATGTAAGAGCATCATCTACAAACATTTCTAATGCATTATATACAATCGGATCTTTATACATAAGATTGAAGTCATCTACTTTTTCAAGTATTGAATCATTTATTGAAAGAAATCTATTATAATAACCTGTGAAGTTATTAGACATTGTGAGAGTTGGAAGATCTTTCCTTAATTTTTGATAGTCTACTCTATTTTGTTTAAAAAATTGTTCTGATTTGGCTCTAAAATATTCACGAATTCCCATAATGTGTCCTTTAATTTAATAAATATAAAAAAACCTCCTACTGTTAGCAGGAGGTTTTATGAAATTAAATGTAAAATATTATCTAGTTGTAACAATAACTGATTTATCATCAATTATAGCAACTGAAAACTTTTCTTTTGTGTTTGCATCTTTTATGTTCTCTAAATAGGTTACTTTGAACCCTTTAGTGTTTATTGCTTCTTCAAAAACTTTGTTATCTACAATTGCTATGTCTGATAAGTCACATCCAATTTTATCTTCTTTCATAAATTTCTGAACACTTAATTTTAATTGTTCTGTTACCAATTCTGATTCAATACTATCTCCAAGTGCTGGATAACCATAACCTGAAAGATAATTTATTTTATTTTTCTTTCTCCAATCTCTCAACTCTGCTGTTGATCTATTGTCTTCTTTTCTGTATTTGCCTTGTGATTTTCTTTGTTCTGTAAAAACTTTAGATTTTCTAAGTAATGTTACTGCTGAATCTTCTTTGTTATAAACCAATGTAAAATCACCTTTCTTTATAATCTTATCTTCTTTCTTTAATCCTAAATCTTTGTTTATATCTGTTATAAAATAATGTTTCTGATTTTTTTCTTCTTTGTATTTCTTAACAATATATTTTATAACTTCTTCAACTCTAACTTTATTTATAGCATCAATTATCTCATCATTCTGTTCATAATTTTCACCAGCATAAATTACTTCGTCACCGTCTGGTTCAATATGATTTATATCTGTATTAACTATCGGTTCCATAAATACTTTTTTCTCTGGATTAACTATGTCTCTAGAATAATTAACTATATCATCTTCCCCGATTGCCATTGGTTCTTGTATTCCCATATCATCAGGAGTAAATGCATTTATACTTGCTGGCGTTGTCGATGCTCCAACTGCTGCTGGCACATCTTCTTCTACTTCTGGTTGAATTTCATTCATTTCATCATCACCTAAATCACCATCGGCATCTTCAAATTCTGTTACTATGTCTTTTCCAGTTTCATACTGTTTAACATATTCATCTTCAAATCCTTGCAAATCTTGTTCTTCTGTATCAAGTATTCTATCTGGTATAATCTTATTGTTATCAACTATTTCAATATCTTCTTTTTTCAAGTTTTTCATTTCAACTTTTGTTGCATTCATTTCTTTATTTTTTTCTGCATCTGCAATATCTTTTTCCATTTTTCCAGATTTATCTGTCATGCGATTTAAGAACTTTAATTCATCAGCGTCTGGATTGTCTAATCCTTCTTCTTTAACTAATTTTTTTGCTTCAATTTTTACTGTTGCTACTGCATCGCCTTTAACTGCTGCTGCTGTTTTTGCTGTCATTTTTCCTGATTTGTCTGTCATACTTTTCAAAATCTGTAATTCATCGGCATCTGGTTTGTCAAGTTCTTCTTCTTTTATTGCTTTTAAAATCCTATTTTCTCTTTTGAATGATTCTTTCTTTTCATTCAATTTTGTTTTATCATCATTTAATTTATCTAACTGTTCTTTCAATTTTCCTTTTGCTTCTGCATCTTCTTCTTTTCCTATTTTATCTTCCATTTCTTTTATTTTAGCATCAAGAACATCTGATTTGTCTTGTTTTTCCTGTTTTTTATCATCTTCTGATTTATCTTCTTTTATTTTCTTTCCTTCTTTTTTAGCTTTTTCAATTTCTTCTTTATCTTTTTCGTCTTCTTTTTCTTGATCTTTCTTTTCTTTATCTGATAAATCGTCTTTGTCTTCTTTTTTCATTTTCTTTGATTCTTTTTCTGCTTTTTCAGCATCTTTCTTTTCTTGCTCATTACCTTCTTTATCTTTTTCTTTTGAATCTTTTGTCATATCAGCATTTGCGTCTTCAGTAACTTCTTGTATTTCTTGAAATACTTCAGTGCATTGAACTAAATTATTTGTTATATAAATCATAATATCATCAACATTACTTGTTAATATTTTCTTTATTTCCTGTTCTACTTCTACTATTTCTCTTGTTGCATCTTTTAAACAATAAGTATAAGTAACTCCATTCAAATCTAAAGTAACTGTCTTTGCTTCTACATTAATTCCTTTAAATATTACTATGATATTAGCTTCCTGAACTACTGCAGTTTCTACTTCAACTTTAGAATTCTCTAAAATCTTTGCTAAATCATCTCTAACTGCTGTAACAAAATCTAAAATATTATCTGTAAACAATTCTTTTATTTTTGATACTGCACTAGCTTTTGAAGAAATAACATTGGTTTGAACAAACTTCTCATCTTCCGGAGAATAAACATAATCAAACATTAAATAATCTACTTTGTCTTGTGAATATGCTTTAAATGAAATTAAAAACTTATCCTTATTTATGCAAAGGTCTGAATACTCATCATTAACTTCTGATTTCAATATTTCTCTATTAAACTCATCTGTTAAATAATCTAAGAAATTGTCAATCATTTCTTTCTTATATCTTAATTCTAAACTAACTTCTGATTTTGTATAAACATTTAAGAATCTTAAATAAAGATATACTAAATCTGAAATGAATCTATTGAATTTATCAACAAAATCAATAAAATTACTAATGCTTAATTCAATTCCATTATAGGAATTTATCAATGATATTATTTCTGAAGAAGCAAATATTGCATTTTCAGATGTTGATGCTGTAATTGTTAATGTTTCACCATTAATTACAACTTTGACCATAATATCACAATCTGCTTCTGTAATATCATTCTTAACTAGTTTGATATCTGTTTGGAAATTTCCATCATCTACTTCTGAAAAAGTAAACTTAATTAAATTGTCTTTATTAAGTTTTTCTTGAATTTCAGGTTTAAGAAGATTAAAATTCTTGCTCACTGAAGAATCAACTGTTGCAAGTATCGTGTTTTCATGTTTTTTAAAAAGAGATCCCAAGGTAGTAAGACCAATAAAATCCTCTTTTACATATTTCATGTTCTCTCTATTTTTTTTAGATTTCCTGAATATTGATTCTGCTATGTTCTCTCTAATTAAATGTTCTGCCATTTTTTTCTCCTTTGTGTATCTTTAATAACTTATATAAATATAAAATTAACTATTTTAATCTGATTATTTCATTTTTATCAATAATCTTATCATTTCTTCTATCTCCTATCTTAGGCATTCTATCTCCAGGCTTATAAAGTTTTGACTTTAATAACTTTTCCTCATTCTTCATTACACTATCTGAAGTATCTTTATTCATTTCAGCTTTTGCTTCTTTGAATATCTGTAGCATTGACATTTGTTGTTCTACAGTATTCCCAACCATTTCGGTCATAAATATCATCCAAACTACACCACAAACAGCATCGCATACATCCTTGCCATATCCGCCTTCTTTTGGCAATTTATTCTTTTTATCTGGATGATCAACTTTTCTTTTTCCAAAATCATGAATAAGATTCAACAACTCAAATTCAAATCTTTCATATTGATATAACTGAACTTCATTCATTATTATTTTATTCTTTAAAAACTTATATTGCTCATCTGTTCTATCAACTGAAAGCAAAAAACTATCTATTCTTTTTTTTGTAAAATACTGAATAAAGAATTCGGATTGGTATTGATCAAATGAAAACTTTTTAAACTTAAAATTCCTTTCATTCTTTAGATACATTATAAAATCAAGTATCTTAACAAAATCTATTTTTTCTGGATAATTTGGAGGATGACATACCACTTCCATGTCTAATACAGCTTTACCATGTGTTCCATGACCAATAGCTATTCCAACACTATCAGCATTCTTTGATAAGTCTATTCTTCCATAATAATTTACACCATCTTGTCCTCTAACACCATAATTTGGAATTATGTTTTGTCTTTTCTTATTCTCTATTTCTAAATCTGTATCACCTTTTATAAAATTATCTATTAACTCATTATTAGTTATTCCTGTAGATACTTCAAATTCTAATCTTGTAAATGGATGTTTCAAATTGTTCTTATAACAATCATTGAGCTTTGTTATCTCAGTAAAAAATTTAGCTTCATTCTGAATGGCAATACCATCTACTTCTTTTAATGATCCATACACGTCAAGCATATAAGTTTGATAAAAGTTAATAGGAGGATGAACAAACAATGTATCTTTGAATTCTCCTGGAACTTTCACATCTTTATAATCCTGAAAATCCATATAGTCTTCTGTATTTTCAACTCTCAAATATTCCAGTAATGCTCTATACCTGGTTTTGCTGTCTCTATTTATTACAAATGGCTCTGAATTTTTGTCACCTTTATACACATAAAATCTATCTTGTGAATAATCATGTGGTTGTAATTCATATTTTTTAACTAACTTTATCAATGCAAACTCATTGTCTTTATTATTCTTCATTTCCTGTTCTGTAAATGAGGTTTCTGTATCAGCAGATGAACAAATTATGCTTGCGCCGTATTCTTTTCCTTCATGAATAAACCTAGATTTTCTTCTATTTGTAGCTTCTCGATATACATCTATAGCTTTTTGAAGTTTTCCTATATCACCGCCACCTCTCACAAAATTGGCTTCATCAAATATCATGCCATATAATGCTGAACCTTGAAAATGAGTTATTTCTGATCCTGTTAATATAACCAGCATTTCTGTATTCAAAAATTCAATTCTACTATTCTTTCTTGTATTTCTTGGAAGATATGTCTTAAAATATGGAGATGAATCTAAAATATACCTCATAAACCCATATCCATTTCTTTCTGCCAAATCAATTGTAGGGCAAAGATATACAAACGACAATACTGTAGATCTAGCAAGACCAAATAACAATTGAGGAACGTCCCAACAACTCAAAGAATATAATAAATACATAAATATCAAAGCCGCCGCATACGTTTTTCCCGAGCCTAATGATCCACCAAATATGGCTATTATTTTATTATATCCTCTTACTGGTGTAAAAAAATCCTCAAACACATCTTTCCAATATTGCCAAATATCATAAGTGGTCGGGCCTAAAAAATAATCTGAATTTATCCAATCTTTAGGAGAAACTATTTCTCTAATTTGATGTAATTCACCATACTTTTCATCAAGTATTTGTTTTTCTAAATTTTGAAGTTCTTCAATAGGATTAAGCATCAAACTTCCTTTTTGTTATTTCTATAATATGCTTAATGATTTCTGACTTCTCATCTGGGGTAAATGTAAGAAAATGCTTTACTAATATAGCAGTTTGATTATCTAAATTATCTTTTGCTAATCTCAAACCAAAATTTTCTATTCTCTTTAATATGTCCTCAGAAAGTTTCATAATGAGAGCTTTATCTGAATCTTGATAATTTATAAATTTCTTTATATCAAATAAATCTTTAGATGCTTCTTTCTGAAAATCAAGTAATAAATCATATATTTCTGAATTCTTTGTTATGTCTAATGGTAAAATTATCTGGTTTTTGTTTGTAACTTCATTCACTGAATTATCCTTTGAATTTATAATACTTTTGATTGACTAATTTTTGTTCTTTTTTGAGTATGTCTTGAACTGTTGGATTGACTGGATTTTCTTTTACTTCTTTGAATATTTGTAGTAAGGAAAACTTTTTCTTCTTTTTCATGAAAAAAATATAAAATATGAAAATTTGGGCACAAAAAAGCCGGTCTAAATTGACCGGCTTAAAAATTAAGAATAATTATATTATATTTTTAATTAATCTAATATTATCATTTATGCCTATAAAGCTGTTTAAATTATTATTTATAATTTCAATTATAAAATTTTTATATAATATTTCAAATTTATCATCATATTTTATATTAATATTATATTCTAAATTTATATATTCTATAACACCTCTCATATGATTTGTTCCAA